CTGGTTTGTCTATCGTGTCTTTGTATTCTTCGTTTGAACTTGACGATGCGTTAAATGCTGTATCGGTTGTGTATGGTCTACTACCATCATAAACAGCAGTAGGACTAATTGATTCATAATTACCAAGAGTCATAGTCTTAATCTCTAAGAAGTTAAGTGTCAACTGTATATGAACAGGATTACCATCAGCAAATGTTGAGAACTTCTGACCACCAGTATAGTCTACCTGTGCGTTTGTACAAACAGCAGGTAAGAAACCATCTACTTTACTTCCCATTGGACCTTCAAATGATATTTCAAATACATTCGGATAATTAAAATAACTTGCGTTTAGGTCCGCATCTTTTACTACCTGTTTCATCTTAGGGTCAAAATCTTTACCAAACATACCTTCACCATCTTTTAATATATCAAAACTTTCTGAGTATGCATCTGGTAACATAGAACTTCTGAATGTGTAGATAATTTCGTTTACCATTGCAGCTTCGTCTGCTGATTTGGCCCAAAAGTCAAATGTAAAATCCCATGACCTAAAAGGAACACCATCTAAGAATTGTTCTTGTAATGGATTACTTGCACGACCAGCTTTTAGATTCGTTAAACCACCTTGCATGGTGTTGACTGCATTTTGTAAGAACTTTGTTCCCATTTTCTTAGCGCCTTCAGTAATACTACCATCGAATCCTTCGAAATTAGTTATCAACTCATCTATAGTTCTCTGAAATGTATTAACACCCTCGTTTCTATATGTCACGGCAGCCTGTGATATAACTGCATCTGGAACATACAATGCAATTGTTCTGTTTTTATGCACAGGATGAGATACAAATTCTCCTCTTGCCTTTCTTGGTCTGATATCAAAGACTAAGTAATTCTCTAATCTGTCATGAAAGGGATAAACTATATTAGTTCCCCTAACAGAAGGTGGTTTAGCAGAATGACCTCTGGCCATGCCAGAAGAACTTAATTGTTTTTCTAGTGAACTTCTTCTACTGTTGATTAAATCTTCTGCAGCTCCTTTCTCAAGACCCAAAGCATCGATAGCTGTTGTGTAGTTGATAGACTGAATTTTACTCTGAATACCTTTAATGCTGTTGACTGCATTTTTTACTTTGTTGAATTTGTTCAGGAGTTTGTCGATATATGCCATATAAATACTCTTAGATTAATCTTTAATATAGTTATTTATGTCATACAGTGGAAGGTTCAAACCAAAGAACTACAAAAAATATAAAGGAGACCCAACAAAAATCTTTTATCGTTCTCTTTGGGAGAGAAGATTTATGGTTTATTGCGATGGAAGTGCTTCTATATTAGAATGGGGTAGCGAAGAAGTAATCATACCTTACAGGTCACCTCTCGATAATAGAATCCATAGATACTTTCCAGACTTCTATATTAAGTATAAGAATAAACAAGGTAAAATTATTCGTGAAATCATAGAGGTGAAACCTAAAAAATATCTTTCGCCACCTAAAGAACCCAAAAGAAAAACCAAAAGATACTTAACAGAAGTATCTAACTATGCAGTAAATCAATCAAAGTTCAAAGCTGCCGAAGAGTTTTGTGCTGAAAGAAAACTTGCATTTAGAATATTAACAGAGGACCATTTAGTACCAAAAAAATGAAGAAACTTTATATGTTCGACCTCGATGGCGTTCTCATCGACTCGAAGAAAAACATGAACATGTCTTGGGACATAGTTAAACTAGAACACAAAGTAGAACCCACCTTCGAAGACTACTTCAAACATGTGGGCAAACCATTCAAAACTATATTAACAGAAATAGGTATAACCGAAAATCAATGTGCAATCAAAAAGACTTATGATGAAGCATCATTAATGTCTTGTGAGTTAGTGTCTATATATCCTGGTGTAGTAGAAACACTAAACAAGTTGAAAGAAGATGGCCATAAGATTGCCATTGCCACCTCAAAAGATATAGACCGAACAAAGGTAATGATAAAAGACTTACCTGAGTTTGATTGTGTTGTTAGTCCTAAATCTGGACTAAGAGGCAAACCTGCGCCTGACCAATTACTATTTGCAACGGCGATGTGTAATGTAGACCCACTAGATACTTATTATGTCGGTGATATGCAAACTGATAAATGGGCTGCTGAAAGAGCAGGTATAAAATTCATTCATGTGAAATATGGATATGGACAAGTGAAATGCGAAATCTCTCTAGACCGAATAGAACAGATAATCACACTGTAGGGTTAATACCTGCACGATGGGAATCAACTAGATTTCCTGGTAAACCTCTAGCACTAATAAATGATGTGCCTATGATTAGACGAGTGTATGAACAAGCTGCAAAGTGCCAAGAACTTGACAGCATAGTTGTTCTTACAGACGATGAACGAATCAATGATTACTGTTCTAAGAATGAGATGCGTTGCGTGATGATAGTAGACGATGTGCGTTCTGGTACAGACAGATGTGCGAAAGCACTAGAGCTGCTAGACGGAAATATATTCGTCAACATACAAGGCGATGAACCCCTAATCAATCCTGATGCAATAGATAAATTAATTTGTCATCATACTGGTGGCGTATCAAATGCATATGTAAATGTAAAAGATGATTACAAGTTGCATGATAGAAATGTGGTCAAGGTTACTACAGGTACTAATCTACATAATGGTGCATTGTATTATTCTAGGTTGCCTATACCATACAATCAAAAAGAGAAGTCTATATTCAAACAACAATTAGGTTTGTATGTGTTTGATAGAGAAATGTTAGAGATGTTTCCTATGTTACCTATAGGCGAAAATGAAAAATCGGAGTCTGTTGAGATGTTTAGATATATCGAAAACGGATTTAAAGTAAGAATGGTTCTAGTTGATGATGAAGGTCTATCAGTAGACACACCAAAAGACCTACAAAGAGTCGAGGAGTATATAAAAAATGTTTGAAGAAGAATCTAAAGAAGAGATAGAGTATAAAAAATCCACATGGTTTCACTTTCATGAAAAGACTGAGGAAGAGATATCAGAAGAAGTTGCAAAAGCAAAAGAACACTTCGACTGGATTAGTAAAAACTCGCACAAGCCCTATCTAGTTACCCTAAGAGACTGCGAGGAAAAAGAACTCATAGGTGAAAAAAGTGGAAGATATACCGATGCAATCTTGAATCAATCGGTAACAAGACTACTTGACAACATAGACGGTACACCAATAGAACAAAAAACTCTAACAAAGATTACAGGTGAAAATGAAATTGACAATCACTCATATCATACATGTAAAATAATGTATCTTGTAGACCAATATAGAACTGTTGGACTAGATTCTACTATACAAGGACTAACAGAAGGCAAGTATATCTTTGTTCATCCAGGCATGTCTCGTATTCATGCATTATGGTATCTAAAAGCAAGAGAGGAGAAGATAGTTTTGTGGGATAATGTAGGGCATTTTGAAAACAAAGCGCCTCTCCGCTTCGAAGAATGGGTAGATATCTTCACTGTAGAAGGCAAAACTAATTTTTACAGTAATATGGATGGTAAGATAATGGAATGTCACATGCAAGAAGACAGACCAAGTATTGCAGGTTCGGTAGAATTGATTCGTACAATGTTCGATAGAAAATTACCCGTACTCATTGGCAATCCGGATGATGATGTAAAACAGTATGTACGAACAGAAGGTTCGACAGGTGTAGCGATTGAAACCAAAAATGATTATACTCTAAAGCTAGCTGACCTCACGGAGATTTTAGGACTTTATCCTGAGTCTTGCGAAAGAATCGAAAAAGAAAACTTCAATATCTATAAAATTTAACATAAATAATAGGCATGGAAAGTCTATTAGATATTTTAAGAACTGAAAAACCTGTCGAACTAGAACAAAGGTCTTTACAAGCATTGACTTGGTTTAGACAAAGAGTTCAGGCCATGAAGTTATCTGGTGAAGGTTTTTATAGACAATCAGAATTAAGAAAAGCGAAAAGATATTTAGAAGGTAGAATGTATCTTTTCTTTTATGATGCAAAGACTAAAGATAAACTTCCTTATTGGGATAGATTTCCTTTAATCTTTATATTAGAGATTACACAGGACGGATTTACAGGACTTAATTTGCATTATCTTCCGCCTAGACTTCGTGTTAGATTTTTGTATGAGTTGTACAAGTATGAGATACAAGAACCAGACGAAGAGATACTAGGTCAAGGAGACAAGTTGGATATGTACCATGCTGAACTTATGCGTTCAAAAATTAGAATGACATATGAGATGATATCAAGTATCAGAAAACTAAGATACTTTAAGGCGTGTTATAGAAAATATCTAACAACACAAATTATAAACAGACCACTTGAGGTGACTCCTGATTATTGGGACTCAATTGCAATGTTACCACTTGCCCAATGGCAAAAGAAAGAACAAAAAGAAATATGGAAAGAAAGTCTGGAGAAAATAAATGGCTGATAGATTAAACATAGATAAACTAAGACACAACTTTGACCAAGGTGCCAGAGCAAATAGATTTCAAGTAAATTTCTTTTGCGATACTCTATTTGGTGCAAAGTCTTTTGAGGGACTAAGATGTATCACCGCATCATTACCAGGCAGACAATTAGAAACTGCTGATTGGTCTGAATATGGACCAACTAGAAAGTTGCCTTACAACTTAACACATGACGGAGGTGAAGTATCATTCACTTTCTTATGTGACTCAACATTTGCTGATAGATATGTAATAGAGGCATGGCAGGCCGCAGTGTTTAGAGGAAAAGATTCCGGAACTTCAATCAATCCACAATTCTCATACTATAACGATTACATTGGTGAGATTGAAATATCACAAATAACAAATTCAGATAAAGACTCATTGGTCTATAAACTTTACGAAGCATATCCAGTATCTTTTGCACAACAAGAATTGAATTCTGAGAGTGGAGATATAATGAGATTTGAATGTACCTTTGCATTTAGAACATTTACAACAGATTATAAAAAACCTAACTCTGTAAGTGGCATAAATAAAGGAAGAAGATTCTTAGATGTACTTAATGATTTAAGAAATTTAAGAAATGGCGGCAACTCTAGTAGTGATGCCGGACAAAGATTTCAAGATAGACTTGCTAGACTAGACGGTCTTTTTGGATAGTATATAATAAATTAGGAGAAACTACATTATGGGTTTACCGATACAGACTGCACCCTCGTATAATTGCGAATTACCAGTCAGCAAAACAAAGGTCAAGTACAGACCTTTCCTTGTTAAAGAACAAAGTTTTCTTTTACAGGCAAAAGAAAGTGCCGAAGCTTCTGATATTTTCAGTGGCATATTAGACTTAATTAAATCAGTGACGGACGGAAAGGTTGATGCGAACAAGATACCAATTGCTGATTTAGAATATTTGTTTTTACAGATAAGGTCTAAATCGATTGGAGAAAGTGTGACTCTTCCTTTAATCTGTCAAGCATCTCCAGATTGTGATGGCATATCTAATCAAGAAATAAACTTGGGTGATATCAAAGTCGACACAACTGGTATGCAAGATAATAAAGTAAAACTGAACGAGAACTTAATCGTTGAACTTCAACCACCTCTAACTAAACTAGTAATGAAGTTAGAAGGTTTAGATGAAGCAGAAACAATCTTACCAGTTTTAAGAGAGTGTATGGTTAGACTCTTCGATGATGAGAATGTATTTGAGTTATCTGAGTATAGAGATTCAGAAATTAATGAATTTATCGAAAGTTTAACAGTGACACAATTTGAAAAGATATCTGAGTATTTTGATTCAGTACCAACACTTAAACATAAAGTGGAATGGACTTGCCCAAAATGCAAAGAAGAAACTTCAGTAGAATTACAAGGGCTTAACAATTTTTTTTAATGTCCCTTTCGCATGAGAGTATAGTTAATTATTATACAACTAACTTTCAGATGATGCAACACCATAAGTATTCATTGTCGGAGTTAGAAACAATGATACCATGGGAAAGGGAAATATATATCAAGATGCTGTTAAATCACCTTGAAGAAGAAAAGGAACGCCAGAAGGCGCAACAAAATAGGAGATAATTATGGCTAAAGATAACGATAGTAATGAAGTCGAAATTGACCTGGATAAGTATATGGCCCTCATCGAAAAACTCGATGAACAAGAAGACCAAATCAAGGAGATGAAAGAGGATGCAATCGCAGCCAGAAATCAACTTGAACCAAAGAAGAGAACATTTGGAGACTTATTCTTAGATGACAATGATGTGAATGAAAAATCAATTATTGGTTTTATATCATTCTTCTTAATGGTCGTATTTGGCATTACAGATTTAGTGACTGCTCTAGTTTGGGATATGGACCTAAAAGTATCTGAAACAATCTACACATCATTTGTAGTTGTGACATTGGGTGCATTTGGAATATCAGAAGCTGGAAAAGCGTTCGGAAAGTAAAGAAAGGATAAATAGATTATATGCCATTACCAAATCCCAGCGCTAATCA